ATACTATAGGTTTCTAGTTGTTTGTTTCCATTACGTTTATTATATTCATTCACTAAAGCGGTAATTAAGCTACTGTCTAAACCTCCTGAAAGTAAGCACGCTATCGGCCGATCTGTAGTGCAACAACGTTTTTCGACTGCATTAACCAGATAATATTGTATGTTTTTATAAATTTCATTATAATTATTGTCAGTATATTTCTTTAGGTCATATATACAAGAACTGAACCCAGTTTGATGATACTGAACGTTATTTTTTATAATCGACCATTTTGGAGATAAATTGTGAATGAGTTCGGCAAAAGTATATGATCCAGGGTTGAATTGTTCAATTGAATACATCCGTTTTTTACACCCTTTATTTTCTCTATTGCATAATAGAGTTAACATTTTCATTTCACTAGCAACCGCAAATATTTGGTCGTCAAATAAATTTTGTTTACCGTAATTAGTTGGTTTCAATATGTATAGTGGTCTAACACCATATGGATCTCGGGCAATATACAATTTAGAAGCATTCGTATATAAACAATGGTCAATAAGACAGAAAGAGAACACTCCGTCTAACATCTGTAATGTTTGTTTCATCCCGTATTGTTTATATAAATGGATTATTATTTCACAATCAGATTCGGTGGTAGGCGCGACGTTCAAGAGGGTATATAATTGTTTATAGTTATAGATCTCTCCGTTGCAAATTAATATTATTCCGTCCACGCAAATTGGTTGGTCAGCTTGTTTGTTCAGCCCATTTATAGCAAGGCGGTGAAATCCGAAATCCGCTTTTAACATAACCGGTTTGTATACGGTAGATTCGGGTCCACGGTGCCGTCCTTTCATAAATTCATTTTGAATGAATTTACTTTCATATGAATTATAATTGAACAACCCAAAAATGCCACACATTGTATAATAAATATATTATGTACCCTTTATGCTACTTTTTCATTACTTACAACAATATACAGTTATTTGAACATTTTTAAATCTTCAAGGGTGTAATGGTATATTTAAGGGAGTTTATGAGGGTCAATAAAAATATATAGTTGATATATAGAATGGTAAAAAATATAATCAATAATTTGCCTAATATTAAAAGTAAAACACAATTCGAACAATTCGTGTTGCCGAACCGCGAAGGGTTTGAAAATAATATTTCAAGTATTAACAACAGTACTATTCAATCTAGTGAAATATCTGAAACAAAATACGATAAACTAGATGCAGAATTCGTAGAAGATAAAAATGAAAATGGCGACAAGCAAATTTCGGTGCTGTCTACACTTACGTCGAACGAAAAAACAATTCCCAATAAACTACCAAATATACAGGGGATCGAACCAGACGTTAAATCAATCGATAAAGTAGATGTCAAAAAATATAAATTAGATTGGGTATCCAGTATTTATATTGGATCTATTTCGGTCGTTGGTTTATATGTTGCATATAAAGCAATCAAGCGGACAATTTAATATTTTACATAATATAATATTACATATTTGAACATTTACATCTTATGAATTACGGGGTAATTCCTTTTACAAAACTATTCAAATATCCCGGAAATGCGGGGGACGATCCTCTGCACGACGGTTTATTGAAGAAGAAACTTAAATAATTAAAGTCTTTTCCGTACTCAATTTTTTTAGCACCCATATAAACAAACATGCCACCCAATGTGGATACAATAATCGAATAACTCAATGTTTGCTTAATCATATCAATAATGTTTCCATCCTCTTCGGCGTCGTCCTCTTCGTCATATTCTTCACCTACGTCGTCATCGTCGTCCTCCTCAATATCATCTGTATTGTTGCCGATTTTCGATTCGTACAAATAAATAAGATACATCAACGAGCTGAGTCCAAACGTAATAAACCAAATAGTGTGGTAGTTCTTTGACATCAATATGAACCAACTATATAAAAAAATGGAACTAAAAAAAAAGTCTTGCATATCGTTTTGTGATAAATTTTCATACCCAGGAAGCGTTAATACTACGAAAAATAACAATGTAAAATACCCACCGATATGTTTCAAAAGAATACTATCTGCTAAAATACCTTGTACACGACACGGAAATAGCTCACCTAAATAGTTGCCGGTAATAATCAAAACTAACAAGAAAACCGATATAATTCTTTCGGTAATAACTTTTTGCACCAATCCGCCGAACATTATATATATTAGTATTAGAAAGTATATATTGTCTAATAATAATTTTTTTTAAAGTTGAACTCGTTTGAATAATTCTAAAGCAACCAATCCTCCAACGATTTGGGATACACAATAAGGAATTAATTCACACATCGGTAATTTCCCAGAAGCAGCCATGACAATAGACACTGCAGGATTAATATGGCCACCTGATATGGAGGTAGTTAGAATAATAACTAAGGCTAATGCCGCACCAATTGCGATTGGATTGCCGGTCGTTAAAATAATGAATATAAAGAAAAGTGCGCCTAAGAATTCTGCTAAATATTGGTTCATTCTATAACATATACAAAGAAAATAGTATTGTCCCCCTTTTCACAGAGTAAACCAAGAATGTAAATAAGAAATGTTTTTACGAAATAGAGTAAACGTGCAAAAATTGAAAGTAGTAACTAGTTTCTAGGGGGTAATAAAAATATGATATATTTCCTATATTCAACTTCTTTACTCATTTATTGTATATTTCATTTTAACAATGAAATATACAATAAAACGGAACACCATATACAGATTGAGCACATATACAATATGTCTTGTAAAAATAGTACACCCGGAAAAATATATGTTATGCAACCTTCCCCTGTATTTATCTAATAGTAGGTCTAGCCGCTTTCTTAGGAGGGGCAACAGCCCCACCGGCTCTAGCGCGAGACAATGCTGCGTGTTGGCTGTATGTATCATTGTAAGTGGTCATTGAATAAATGCCTCCATCTGCGTTGAACGAACCGACGCCTACGCTGTTGGATTTTTTTCGCGCAATAACACTAGACGCATCTTTATTACCGTACCATTTTTTCATCAGTTTTTGATTCTCCAGTAAAGGCGTTGTAATCAAAGATTTGGAATAAGTATGGCGAGCTATAACTGGAATTGGCTTTCATTATTACTTGTAATATCTTTTAAAGGCATAGATTTCTGTCCAGAAACAGTACCGTTATTTATATTTTGAATAAGTCTATACATATGAATATGATATATATATATATACCATATTCATAGAAATATTATTATCGATATTAGACATTAGAAGATTTAATGCTTAGGATCATTGTAATTGATATTGATAGCACGCTGTTTTTTGTAAGTGATATAATCAGAGGAATCGGGTACAAATTTTGAGTTTCCGGAATAGCCGGCTATCCCGGATCCATCGCATTGTGAAATGATAGACCCGATGCGACCTTTCATACCCGGTTTACTTGCATTTACTTGATTCGGTCCGCCACAAACATAATTTCGACGAGCTAAAAAATCACCTAAATTATTTACAGCCCGGAAAGGAGTAATTACACGATTTTTCCCATTGATTACACCAACCGCATTTTCCTGATTCCAAGAACGGCGCAAAATACCGCGCATAGCGGACATTTGTCCATCGCGATGGCTAGTATTTACTGCTTTGGGACTATTGCCTATATTCTGAATTATTGTCATACTTATTATATTATAGCACAATATATTTATCTAATGAATATTATTTCAATTAAACCCAGATGCTAAATTATAGGAGGTATCATATTGAGAAAAAGGATGCATTGGTAGATTCAAATGGAACGATAAATTATACGATGGATCTGCTATATTATGTGAACTATTATTTAGTACGTTAAATAAATCATTTTCATTACCACTAAATAATGTATTAAGAGACCTAAAGAATACATTCAGTGAATTATCTATTGACTCATATTGATTCGCGTCAAATAAAAACCTTGTTTCATTACTAGACGGTATATTTGCATTGGTATTTATAGGTTCGTCTTCTTCGCCTTCCATATTTGGTATAGTTTCATTGACACCGGTATCTGAATCATTGGCAACCGATGATCCTAACTCATCGTCTCGTATATCATATCTACATACAGGACAACGTACATTCATATTAAACCAAATGCGGAAAGCCGGTTCTGTAAAACAATGACCACAATAACGAATTCTACAAATGTTCGTTCCGGGTCGGAAATCTTCTAAACTTATAGGACAACTGTGGTTTATTATATTCATACTAGGGTCGTATGCTAAAATATCGGAGGCATTCATAATTTGTTCTTCTGTCGGTCTTACCTCTACATTTTCATTAAAAAAATTTCTATATATACTATCGTAAATATCAATATTTAGAGATATAGGTGCATTATCCGTTCTTCCATATGAACGTGCAATATTCGGGTTCCCGTTAGTCGCCCGAGGATGGTCTGTGAAATACGGCCGACTTAATGGACTACTTGATCTAGCTCTTGGTATATGCATATTATTGTAAAAGGGTATATTGTGATTTCTTTCTCTATTTGATCGAGCGTGGGGGATATTGGTTTCGCGAGAAGAATTATTATATGAATGCAATAATGTAATTGTTGAATTCAAACAAGTTAAATAACTTGCCATGTTTGTATGATAATCTCGATAACTGGTATGTAAATTATTGAGAAGTGTGTCTATAACTTCCGGAATATTGCGTGCAGTATTTGTAGAGCGACGCGAATAAATAGGTTCAGTACCAAACTGCTCAGGTGCTGGACGATTATATACCCCATCTCCTATATGTTGATTAAGAACATTTGTCAATATTTCTTGTAAATTATTTTCAAAATCGCTTTGTTGGTTGTTTCTATTATTTTCCATTGTGGAAGAATATAAAGATATGTTTATATATTCTTGTAAACATATTAATAATGGATTTAAACAAATATCATAAAAAAGGATTAATTGGACTCGAAAATTTAGGAAATACTTGTTTTCTAAATTCTTGTATGCAAATTATTAGCAACATGTATGAATTGAATGATTATTTGGATTCCAAAAAATATTTTCAACATATAAAAACAAACATTCCAGAATATATTATTATAAACGAATGGAATGAACTTCGTGAAATTATGTGGAGCAATAATGGAATTGTTTCGCCTAAAAAATTTGTGCATAATGTGCAAAAAATAGCTAAAGAAAAAAACACAAATATATTCACTGGTTGGGCACAAAATGATTTACCCGAATTCTTACAATTTTTCATAGAGTGTTTACACAATAGTATTTCGAGAAGTGTTTCTATAACTATCAACGGGGTAGCTGAAAATAAAATGGACAAATTAGCATTTCAATGTTATGAAATGTTGAAGAATTCATATTCCCAAGAATATTCTGAAATTATGGAAATGTTTTATGGTATCACTTTTTCAGAATTAGTTTCACTTACGACAAATGAACGACTGTCGGTTGTCCCCGAGAGTTTTTTCATTTTGAATCTACCTATCGCAAACAATAAAGTAGCAGCTACAAATTTATATGAGTGTTTTGATCTATATATTGAACCTGATTATTTAGAAGGAGAGAATGCATGGTATAATGACATTACAAAGACAAAGGAGGATGTAAAAAAACGTTATTCGTTTTGGTCATTTCCTAGTATCGTAGTCATTGCATTGAAACGGTTTAGTCCAGACGGACAGAATAAAATGAATAATAGCATTACATTTCCTTTGAATGATCTTGATTTATCAAAATATGTGGAAGGTTATAATTCTTCGTCTTATGTTTATGATTTATTTGGGGTTTGCAACCATAATGGAGATGTATCTGGTGGCCACTATACTTGTTTTGTTAAAAACACACAAGATAAGTGGAATCATTTCAACGATCACATTATTGAAAAAGTAGAAGATCCTCAAATGATCATTTCATCCTCCGCATACTGTTTATTTTATCGCAAAAAAAATAACCTATTATAATATAATAGAATAGCATAATGACAGAATCAATAAACAATTTAGTAAAAGAGGAAAACGAGAATGCAACAAAAGACAATGTTCTGGACCAATTGATTCATAAGATTACTTCGATTAAAGAAGGGTTTGCGGGTGATGTATTGACGATTAATAATATTGTAATTTTCATCATTATTATGGTTTTTTATTTGATAATTATGTTCTTTTTGAAATCTGGAAACATCGCAACTAGCGATTCGTACGAATCCAATCTTGGCAAAACCATTGATTTTGGTGTATTAGTCATTTTGGGCCTTGCTTTTCACAATCTAATTCTTTATTCCAGAAACAAAGATATCAAAACAGTTAGCTCTGAATTTGTAAATTACATTACTGATTATGTAAACGAACCATTGTCTATTTTGAATTCTATTTTTATTTTAGTCGGTTTCTATGTTGCAGTATATTTATTCAAAATACCGATTGCTGGGCCGAATAAACCTACCTCCGTCTCTATTTTTGAGTCATTTATCTGGGGATTTTTACTAATTGTTGTATTGTTAGATGTAATAAAGTATTTTTTTGATATATCTTTAACTGAAATAACCGATATAATAAAGGTGTTTGTGCAAGAACACCTGAATGATTTATTTGCAGAAAAGAATGAGAAGGAAACGAAGGACGCAGGTGCTTCAACTAATTCTGAACAAAATAGTCAGTCTCAAAATGAAGATGCTAGCGATGTAGCGAACACCCCTGAAAACGACAGCGAAAAGGAAGTGTTTAATGTTTCTAATAATTTATATACATACGACGATGCTAGAAACGTTTGTAAATCGTTGAATGCAGATATTGCAACCTATGATCAGGTGGAAGGAGCATATAGAAGCGGAGCAGAATGGTGCAATTATGGTTGGTCTGAAGATCAACTTGCATTATTTCCTACACAAAAGGAATCTTGGAATAAATTACAAAAAAGAGATGGTAAACCAGCGAAGGATCAATGTAAACAAAATAATAAAGCAATAAACAATGATTGCGGAAGGCCCGGGGTAAATGGAGGATATATTTCAAATCCATATGTTCGTTTTGGGGTAAATTGCTATGGAAAAAAGCCAGAACCCAGTGAATCTGATTTGCAACTTATGAAATCACAAAAAATGCTTCCCACAACCGAAAACGACAAGAAGTTAGATGAAAAAGTTGATAAATTCAAAGATCAAGAAGATATATATTTACCACTGAATTCGCATAATTATAAAAAGTGGAGTCAAAAACAAGTGAAAAGTAATGAGAAACCAAAATAAGCAACTCTATTTGAATTCAATGAATAACGTTGAATTCAATTATTATAATTTCTTTTCTAATTTTTCAAATAATTCTTTTTTATAGACAAAGTTTCCGGAAGGTTGGTAATTATCTATAGGTGTATACTCTTTATCATTTTTCTTAGGTTGACCGCTTCTACCAGTGTTCATAATACCGGCGTTTATATTATTTTCATCTTCACCTTCACGGTCGAGGGTTGAGTTCTTGTCAGCTATGATTTCGCCCCTTTCATTAATGATTTTACCGGTTTTTTTCTTGATTTCATTTCTTACATAGGAGGGTACCCAGTTTTCCCAACAAATAAAAAGGGTATTGGGATGTATATATTTTACTAAAAACCCGTTTTGTTCTAATTGTACAACCAAGTATCCGATACAATCTCCCTGCTTGTAGAGAGGTTCGCCAAATATAAACTCCGGTATTGAGAAAAATACGTGTTTATCTTTCACTTTTATATTACTCGTCAACCGAATTCGTTTATGAATACGATTCAAAATTTTATTGAATATGCTTAATTGTTTTAAATCTTTCTGTTGTTTCTTTTCAAACAAGGAATCAATATCAACACGACCAATATTTTCATCTTCGTCTGCGTATATAAAATTTGACATACTTATTATTATGTAAATAGAAATTTTAAATAATGATTTTACGTATATTTCTAATAGTCATTTGTGGAATTTGTTTCCAAATTCATTTTTTGAAAATTGTATGAGAGCGCGGTGAGTGTTTCTTTGATAATTCTTTGAATTCATTTTTTGGACTTTCGTTTGCATCTTTTATTACAACTTGAATATCTTCATTGTATTCTTCACAAGAATCAGTAGTCAATACACTATCATCATCTACTTTTTCTTCATCAACCGTACCTAAATTATGACTATAATGTTTATCGTCATATAGAAAATGATTACTATTTTTTCTCAATCGCGTTCTTTGTTGACGATCTTTCATAATTTTATGCCAATGTGGAGTAGCGACTGATTCTAAACTGGGTATCTTAAATGGTAATATATGATGAGGTTCGTCCTGTATAGTTTCTTCCTCATTTTGTTCTCGTGTTTGTTTCATTAGTGGTGGAGTCAAATTATCAATTTGAAAAAAGGTATAATCAGTTGCGTCATTTGAGCTTTGTAATAACTTTTCATATACGCTAAATTTCTCATCTAAAAATGATTTCCCATCAATATACCTATTTTCTGGTTTCAAAGAAATCATTTTATATATTTCAACACTTAGCTTATAATAATCTTTATGAGAAGCCAGTTCAATTTCCATCTTTTTTTGAAAATTTAAAAAGAGTTCGACTCCTGTAATAATACCACAAGTGAGAGATATAACACTTGTTATAATAGCTATATTGGTTGCACTTGTTATATCTCGAAATCCAACAGCGGCAAATGTATTTACCCCACTTAATACAATAATCGGAACACGAAACCAAATGATTTTGTCTTTGTAAAACTTATATTGGTAGCTATGATATTCACTCAATTCATAACAATTCACTCTCATTTTATCTAAGATTTGATCCATGTCTTTACTCCATTTGAAGGTTTGACTGTTATTTGTTATTCCTTTTTCAACACTAATATTTTTGTATTGTTCGCTCATAAATAAATATTGTAAATTATGGGTGAATGTATAAATTATAGGAAGAATAAAGTAAGTATTGAATATAATAATTTAAATAAAAACATAAATAAAAATTTATGTATGTTCATTTCTATAGAAACATATGGAAGAAAAAGAGGAAGATGAACAAAATCTTATGCAACAACAAGATAAATTAATTTATCGTAAACACGCTATCATTAAAAACTTAATAATTAGCGGTGGCGGACCGGCTGGGTTAGCTTTTTACGGATCATTAAAAACGATGAACCAATTGGGAATGTGGAAATTGGACAATATTCAGCATATATATGGAACATCTATCGGTGCAATCCTGGCTTTTACATTGGCTCTTAATTATGACTGGAATGAAATTGATGATTTTATTATCAAACGTCCTTGGCATAAGATATTCAAAGTAGATTTACCAACTATTATCAATGCAATCGAAAATAAAGGTATGTATAATAGGACTATTCTAAATGATATATTAAAACCCTTGCTTTTTGGTAAAGACTTGTCATTAGATATAACGTTGCAAGAATTTTATCAAAAAACAAAGGTGCATTGTCATTTTATTACAATGAAATTAAAATCGATAGAATCATTAGATATATCTGATATTACACACCCAAATTGGAAATTATTAGATGCTATTTATTGTTCCATTGCTCTTCCTATTTGTTTTTCTCCTTTTTATTATGAAAATGATTATCTATGTGATGGTGGATTTATATCGAATTATCCAGTTGAGTTTTGCATACAAGACGGACATTCTGCAGATGAAACTATTGGAGTAGGATTCGTATTTGCTCTTGATAGAAATAAAGATGAAAATGTTGTTTTGAAGGAAGAGAATAAATCAGAAGAAGAATATCACTCTTACAACCTATTTGATTATATGATTGAATTATTGTTTAATCTGATTAGAAACTCTAATAATAAAAGAAATAAGATTTCTCTTTATAAAGAAATATTATTGAATCCAAAAAATCCTAAATTTCATGATATGTATAATATCATACATTCTCAAGAATCAAGATCGGAACTGATTAAATATGGAGAACAAATTGCGAATAAATTATGCATCTAACATAGTGTTTAAAAATCCTTCTAACGATGTTGCTGTGATTCTGGAATCGAACTCAATTGTCTTTCCGTCTTTTATTAATTTAATAGTCGGATAAGAATCAATATTAAATTTGTTTATGTATTCGGTTGTTTCTGCGTCGTCTTCGTTTGTACAATCAATATTGACACAGTTTATTGTATGCCCATTGATTTCTTTTCCATCATTTGCTTTTTTAAAACTCTCCCATTCAGGTTCGGCTTTTTTGCAATGAGGACACCAATCTGCGTGAAAAAAATATATAACCGCCTGTGAACCATCTGACAATAAGCTATCATTCGCAACATCAAACGATTCTACGTTATATTTTTTATATATCATATGACCTATATATCCAAAGATAATTACAAGAATCACAATTAAAATGTATATATTATAAGGTCGAATGAATTTTCGTACAACATCTACAACGTTCGCCATATATAGTACACAAAGATATATTTTTTATATGTTAACCGAATATTTAGATTTAGTATATTTTATTATATCGCTTAAATATAACGATGAAACACAATAAAACTGTAAAACTGAAAAGACACGTATTTGAATATACAGATTTTAATAGTGGCGATGGCATGTTAACCGCTGTATGGGGTCCAGGAATGTGGCACTATTTGCATACAATGAGTTTCAATTATCCAGTCAAACCTACAAATGCTGATAAAAAAAACTATCGCGACTTTGTTTTGAGCTTAAAAAATACATTGCCGTGTGGAAAATGCAGAGGCAATCTTAAACAAAATTTCAAAATGCTCCCTCTCAAAATGGCACAAATGGAGTCTCGTGAAACCTTTTCCAAATATATATATGAATTACACGAAATCGTTAATAAAATGTTGCATAAAAAATCCGGCTTATCTTATGCAGCCGTACGAGATCGATATGAACAATTTAGATCTCGGTGTATCAAATCCGCGAAACAAACCTCGAAAATACACGAAAAAGGATGCACCGATTCCCTTTATGGGGAGAAATCCAAATGTATCTTGCAAATTGTTCCACAGGATAAAAAATGCGATACTTTACAAATCGATGAGCAATGTATTAAAAAAAAATTACAATAACTTACAATTGAGAGTAAGATATTATTTATTTAGGACAAACAATCGATATTGTTAGATAACTTGTTTTGTAATAGAATACTACAAAACAAAAAGATATTTATAATATATATATAAATAATATTTCATTATGTCAAAACAACTAACCTCATCGGAAGTAGAATATCAAAATGACGAAATGAATGATAATAAGAATACAAATGAAAAATGCGATCAAGAAAATTGCGAATCCGAACACTGTAATTGTAAAAATATTCCTTTTTGGATTAATAATCCCAATGTTCTCTTCCAACAAGAATATCTACTTGAATTTTTTCCAGTTGATTCAATGGTGTATTCTCAAAAACTCAATGCAATTACAAGAACAGTTATTCTTTTAGTTATTATTGGGTTTTTGTATTCCAATAATTTTCGTATATTATTGATAGGATTCATTACCCTCTTTTCTATTTATCTTTTACAATATTATCATAACAAACAGACAGAAAAACGCGACAACAAGAGAACATCGGAAAATATTCGCGAGTCATTCACAAATCCGAGCTTAGAATATATGAAAAACAACAATATTGAAGTATCAGATGAAGTATTTGATAAACCCGATTCTAGCAATCCTTTTGGAAATGTACTCGTATCAGATTATGATTATAATCCTAATAAAAAACCTGCTCCGCCGGCTTACAATAAAATTGTAGAAAAAGATATTTTAACCCAAGCTAAGAAATTTGTTAGCGACGCCAATCCCGACCACCCGAATATTGCCGATAAGTTGTTTGGTGATATGGGAAGCAACATGGAATTTGAACAGTCCTTGCGACCTTTTCACTCTACTGCGAATACAATGATTCCCAATGATCAAGGTGCTTTCGCCGAATTCTGTTATGGTAGTATGATATCTTGTAAAGAAGGGAATGAATTCGCTTGTGCACGTAATTTATCAAGACACGTGAATTAATCATTTTCCAACTATTTTAGGCGTTTATGAATTTTTATATGAATTGTTTGTAAAATAGATTCTCTACTTATAATATAAATATTGTTATATTATAAATGACTAGTCTTAATACTCATACCTTTCAAAATACTGGCCGCATTGGATCTGATTCTTCAGATAAAACTCAACAAAACATTTCAAATACGAAATATGCAAATTACAGCTTGACAAATCATTTTAGCAAAATGCTTTCTTCTGACCACGTAAATTTCGCTACCCAAACCCCTACAATGAACTTCAGTGGTGTTACTAACGGCAACGGATTAAATGGTGATGTTGTAAATAACGAATCTGATTTATTAATCAAAGTTGGACAAGAACGTAGTTTAGAGAAATTACAATTGTTTGAACGCCCTTTTAAGACTATTCCTTATTTAGGGCGTGGTAGTTGTGATCCGGCAGTTGAATCCCAGCTTCAACAAGGTGAAAATACCAGTGAATTAAAAAGTGTTTCTACTATTATGGAAAAGTCCTTTGCTTCGTACGCTTTATATCCCACAGATGATAAGATGGAATCCCAAGTCAAGGACGCATCAAATACCGTGGAAGAAGCTGCTTTAGACGGTTGGATTCGCGGTGGTGCTTCTACCCGTGAAATGGCCATGGATGAAGAAATGCAGAAAAACAATCGACCCAATAGTACCTTTTAAGATAGTTTGTGTATGACGAATTATTTATTTATATATTATATAAATAATTCATATGACGAGTGTTAATGATATAGTTATTGAAACAGATGAATTAAAAATAGAAAAAATTCAATTAGACGAACACGGTAATCTAACAGCTGATTATTCGTTTGAAGATAAAACATATACTGTTAAAATGACCAGCGATGAAATAACTCAAATGTCCAGCGAATTAGAATCTAAATTTGTACAATCTGAAGATCAAGACACTCTCGATGCAAATGAAGAAGAAGAAGAGAATGAGAAAGAACGAAATGATCGTCTCAATACCCGTGAATATAAAGAAAAAGCGCGAAAAATGGAATTCTTGAAAAATATATGTGATATTGATATGGAAGCATTTAATGAGGATTTAATTGGCAAATTGAAAGCGCATTTAAAATTGTTGATTGATTTTTTGTCAAAAGAAATAACAGAAGAAACAAAAATGATTGCCGTTGACGGTAAAAAAGATATTAGAGATGCTACGGTTAAAGATTTAACAACGTTATTCAATGGAATACCAGAATATAAAGAAAAGATAGACGAATTAACACAAAAAATAAAACAAAACAATAATGAAATAGGAACACTAAAAACAGAAAAACAAAATGCTGCTGGTGGAGACGATAATTCTGCACGTATTACTAAATTAGAAGAAGAAAACAAAGGTCTAAATGAAGAAATAGAAAAATATACTAGCGTTGAGTCTATTAAAAATATAAAATATAAATATAATTTTTTCCCAAAACAATTTCCAAACAGCGTAAATGATAATAATGTAAATAATAATGAAACAGACACTAATCCTGCAGAAAGTGTCAAAAATGATAATGATGTAAATAATAATGAAACAGAACAAGCAACAACAACAACAACAGAAGAACAAGAATCAAAAGAAGAAGAATCAACAGTACAACCAACACCAAAAAAAGAAAAAGATCCCCTTTCCATACCCAAATATTTAAAAGACAATGTAATAGAAAAAGATTTCGAACATAGAATCCTTAATAAAAATACTATTTCCGAAGACCCATTTTATATTTATGTTAAAAATACCTTGACTCCATTATCATTATCTGGTGATACAAAGAGCCAACCCGAATATATAAACTATTATAATTTAATAGTCGGTAAAGATAAATTAATTCACTCATCTATTATGATTTTAGGAAATTTGATGAAATTAATACAAGGCTTGGAATTATATAATACATTATTGAATAACAAGCATTTTGAAAATATAAAAGTTTCTAGAATATCAATACAAGATGACGCGGACAAACCCAGAACATCGATGCTGAATACAATCGGTTTGAATAATATTCTACATTCTAAAAAAGAGAAACAAGATAAATTAAAATCTATAATGATGTCAGCCAATAACATACAATATAGTATTCAACAAATTAATGATGCAATTAATAAAATTAGAGATTATTCTATACTTTTTAATAATAATATTGCGGATATAAAAAAATCAACAGTTGAAGATAAGGATATAAAAAATTCAACAGGTGAAGATAATAAAAAGCAAGATGGATCGTTTTTGTCAAGGTTCTCCCGCCAAAAAGAACCCGAAAAAAAATATACAAAAGGATATTTTTTTCAAGCATTTGACGGTTCAGACGATCCCCCTTTCAATATTGATAATATATCGAAAGAATTACAAGATATTTTAACACAAATAAAAAAAACTACTCAATACATAAATCCAAGAAAAGGCGAAAATAAATTAGCAAATATTAAAGGAATAACAAAAGATACTATGCAAATACCTGCTAATTTTGGTGCAAATGCAAAAGCTGACGCAACTTGCGAAGAAGCATTAACCTTCAAACCTGAAGAACCAATAAATAAAAGTTGGTTTTCTGGAGGAAATAAACGCAGCAAAAAAAAAATACGTAAACATAAGCATAAAGCTACGCTGAAGCGTAAATAAATATATTTTGATTATATGTCTTTGTATTATATAATCAAAACAATATAGATAATTTATAGTATATATTGTATACAATGTCTGTCCTTCAACCCGATGATGATGAAATGTACGTTACAAAAAGGAACGGAAAGCAGGATATCGTTTCATTTGATAAAATCCTTACAAGAATAAAACGACTAGGACAAGAAGCAAATATTAAAATCAACTATACAACCCTTGTAATGAAAGTAATTGACCAGCTGTATTCTGGTATATCAACCACGAAAATCGATGAATTATCAGCGGAACAGTGTGCTTCTATGTCTTCTATTCATCCAGATTACAATATTTTAGCAGGAAGAATTGTTATTTCGAATCATTTAAAAAATACAAAAAATAGTTTTTTCAACGTCATTAGTGAGCTTTATCATTACCAAGATAAGCACGATAAACATTCGCCGTTGATTACTGCGGAAGTGTACAAATTTGTAGAGAAAAATCAAGATGAATTGGAAAAAATGATTGAATATAACCGTGATTATTTGATTGAATATTTTGGATTCAAAACACTGGAACGAGCTTATTTAATGAAAGTAAATAATGTTATAGTAGAACGCCCACAGCATATGTGGATGCGTGTTAGTATAGGTATTCACGGTACAGATATGGAACGAATCCGTGAAACATATGATTTGATGTCGCAAAAAAAATTCACGCATGCTACTCCTACCCTTTTTAACGCAGGAACTCCCCACCCACAATTATCATCTTGTTATCTGATTGCTATGGAGAATGACAGCATTGATGGTATTTATAATACACTCAAAGATTGTGCGTTGATTTCGAAATGGGCAGGTGGCATTGGACTTCATATCCACAATGTCCGTGCATCTGGTAGTCATATTCGCGGAACGAACGGCGCGTCGAATGGTATCGTACCAATGCTGAAAGTGTTCAATAATACAGCCAAATATGTAGATCAAGGTGGAGGAAAGCGCAATGGAAGTTTTGCTATCTACCTAGAACCTTGGCACGCTGATATTGAAATATTTTTGCAAATGCGTAAAAATCACGGAGACGAAGAGTTGAAAGCGCGAGACTTGTTTTATGCTTTGTGGATGCCCGATCTTTTTATGGAAAGAATGAAAACTGATGGAAACTGGACATTGATGTGTCCTGATGAATGTCCTGGTCTAGCCGATGTTTATGGCGACGAATTCATTAAATTGTACAGTCAATATGAGTCGGAAGGTAAGGGTAGAAAAACAATGAAAGCACGTAATTTATGGTTTCAAATCTTAGATGCACAAATGGAAACAGGTACACCTTATATAGTGTATAAAGATGCAGCTAATAGAAAGTCCAATCAGCAAAATCTAGGAACAATCAAATCCAGCAATCTCTGTTCTGAAATTATTGAATATTCAGATGAGACTGAATCCGCTGTATGTAATTTAGCCAGTATTGCTTTACCTGCTTTTGTTGCCCAGAAGGACGACGGCGAATTCTATTATGATTATGATGAATTGCATAAAGTAGCAAAAGTAGTAACTCATAATTTGAATCGTATTATTGATGTTAATTTTTATCCTACGCCCAAAACAAAAAAAAGTAATATGCGCCATCGTCCCATTGGAATTGGTGTACAGGGAATGGCCGATGTGTTTATGATGATGAATCTACCGTTTTTCCACGAAAAATCAGAAGAAATAAATAAGTATATTTTTGAAACTATTTATCACGCCGCTTTGGAGGCATCCAACGAAATCGCGATTTCTCGTTATGAAATCGTGAAGGCAAAAAAATACGACAATGTAGTGATCGATACGTCTGCTTGGGATATATTCAATGATTATGAAAAACCATTAACTGATATAATGCGTGAGAATGGAACAACGGTAGGTAGTTATGCGACATTTGAAGGAAGTCCGACTTCACAGGGTAAACTACAATTTGACTTGTGGGGAGTAGAACCTTCGGATCGTTATGACTGGTCTGCTTTGAAAACAAGTATACAAACCTATGGAATTCGCAATTCATTGTTAACTGCGCCTATGCCAACCGCATCTACGTCGCAAATATTGGGATACAATGAGTGTTTTGAACCCATTACGAGTAATATTTACAATCGTCGTACGATTGCAGGAGAGTTCATGCTGGTCAATAAATATTTAATGAAGGATCTATTGAAACTTGATCTATGGAATGAGAAAATGAAAAATAATATTATTGCAAATAATGGTTCAATACAACATCTAGATATGATACCGATGGAGATTCGTGAGAAATACAAAACTGTTTGGGAGATACCTATGCGCAATTTGATAGATATGGCTGCTGATCGAGGTGCGTACATTTGTCAAAGTCAGAGTTTGAATTTGTGGTTAGAAGAACCGAATTATTCGAATCTAACGTCGATGCATTTTTATTCTTGGTCGAAAGGATTGAAAACCGGTATTTATTATTTGCGAAGACGGGCTCGTCATCAAGCACAGCAGTTTACAATTGAACCTGAAAAAATAGAGAATAATAATAATTTAGGAGGAGAAGTAGAAGACGAAATATGTGAAATGTGTTCCGCATAAATAAATATTCAAATGTGTAAACTATTTTTATATTAGCATTTTTGCAATTGATTCATCAATCGTATCAAATTGCATTTTTAAATAACATTTTAAACAAACTAATACATCCACCATAGAGTTATGAAGACCATTAACAATTTCTCCCGGAAATAGATGTTGATGGAGTTCAATCAATCTTGGCCATTTTTTCCTTCCCTTACCGCCTGGTATTTTCGATTCTAAAATAATATTACACATATTTGTACCTTTTCTCATTGTACAATATCTTTCAATTCCATGTATTTTTTCATACATAGAATTGAAAATCATAAAACTATGAGGTGTTTTTTCAGCAATTTCATTTTTGTTCCTTTCCATTTCAATGGAAATTATCTTTTCGTCGAAATCTATATTATGGGCAACCAACGCATCGCAAAACATATATGCTTCATAAAACTTTTCCAATACATCAACTATATTTTTCCCTTTTTGTGTACAAATTTCCCGGGTGATACCGGTAAGATTCGTAATTACATTTGAAATTTCCACGGTTTCTGGTACGTCAATATATGTATCATACTGTTGTAATATTTTTTTTTTTTCGTTATCATAAATTGTATAACTTAATTGAAGTATATATGGATATTTTTCCATTGGAATGGGATGTCCATAAATATTATTTTTGGGAAGTAATCCGTTTGTTTCCACATCAAATACTAAAATTTTACGTGGTCGTGTGTGTGTCATATCAATAATATTAAATGAATATAGTTAATATTATTTATACAAAATTATTACAATCTATCAATTTTTGTGGTTTTTACCAAGTAGATAAACCAACGCGCTTCCAGGTATTTGTTGCAACGCAAACATATATATAATCAGCATCTACCTCGATTTGACCCTTTGTTCCAGTTGCGGTAGCGCTTGCTGGCGTACCGAATGGTACAACTGCTGAACCATTAATTATAATACCCTCTCCAATACTTAATGTTTTATTAAATGACACATCGCCAGGTATAACAGTTGTTTCAGTTGCACGACCAACCATAATCTGATTAGAAGTAGACACTGTGGCTCCATATCCAATTGCGGTAGAATATTCTAAATTGTCGACCGAAGAATCCGCACTTGTACCCAAGAATGTCATATAAGAACCAGTGGAATTATTAGAGCCGGTTCCTGCGCCCACGCCAACATTATAATTACCAGTTGAATTGCTTTGCAATGATTCACTTCCAAGTGCGGCGTTATTCGCACCTGTAGTATTATTCGTTAATGAATAAATACCAATCGCCGTATTCTCATTACCATCATTCATAATTAATGTTTCCTTACCTATAGCTACATTGCCATCGCCCGAGTTAATGTTCATTGATGTCGAGCCTACCGATGTATTATCACGACCAGTATTTGTTTGCATTGTAGCATACCCAATCGCGGTATTATCTGAATAATTATTACTAGAAGACAATGCGTCAGAACCAATAGCCACATTTCTATCACCATTTGAATTAGTTTTTAACGTTTGGTTGCCCACCGCGGTATTATCTACACCAGTTAAATTGTTATTATCCAATGCATTTACGCCGAGAGCTGTATTTGATGACACATTATTATTACCTTTACCAATCTTGACATTGTTAACAAATAATCTATGGTAAAAGATGACATCTTTTTCTACGTATAAACGAGTATTCATAGATACATCGAGCCCGAAGATAGCGTTTTCTTTTACATAGAGGCGACCATTCATTGATACATCATCGGCCACAAAGAGGCGGCTATTGAGGGATACATCATTATGTAAGATGGATTTCTCCATAACGTACAATGAAGCATTGAAAGATACATCGTCGGCCACAAAGAGACGACTGTTCAGGGAAACATCATTGCTTAAGATGGATTTCTCTTTGACATACAAATCAGCATTCATTGAAACATCGTCAGCCACAAAGAGACGGCTATTGAGGGAGACATCGTTGCTCAATATGGATTTCTCCATAACGTACAATGAAGCATTGAAAGAAACATCATCGGCGACAAAGAGACGACTGTTGAGGGAGACGTCGTTGCTTAATATGGATTTCTCCATCACGTACAAGGAAGCATTGAAAGATACATCGTCGGCCACAAAGAGGCGACTGTTCAAGGAAACGTCGTTGCTTAATATGGATTTCTCTTTG